TTTGTAGTTAAACTACCATACTACGATGACGCATCGAAAGGTATGTTTGATCCAAATTTAGCAAAAACCGAATTGAAGAACTATACTCAAACCTTTTGTTCATTGGATGAGAAGGTAGAGATAGACCAAATAGAATTTCAGAAGTTAGTTGGAATAATAGAGGTATTGGGAGAATTAATTATTAAACATAGAGAAATAAAATGAAAAGCAAATTATTAGAGATATTAGTGCCAGTACTATTATTCGGAACACTATTTATATTCAACCTATATATGTGGGGTAAACTTAAATAAAACAAATCAATATGGCAAACGCAGCACCAAAGAAAAAACCAATGAAGAGTAGAAAATCTGGAGTGAAAACTATGAAGAGAATTCAGAAAAACATTGAGATTCTAAAAAAATATCAATAATGATAATAGTAGCAATAACAGCAGGAATAGTATTCGGTTGGTTAATTGGTAATCGTATTTTGGACAAGTGGGTTAATGAAGGTAACGATGAAGTAAATGATTAATAATAAATGTTAAAGCAGGAAACATACCAATCATATTCAGAATTCTTCGGTTGTTCTATCGGAGTTGCAACGGTTATGAAGTACAATGAAACATCAGGATTAGATTCAGCAGCATATAAGAAGTTATCGGCGAACATCCAAACCAATCGTACTATATGTAAGGCGATTGATACGGGTCTATACCAAAAGTTACAAAGAGAGATATTTAAATTGGAAGGGAGTGATAAGAGGTTAAAGGAAAACGGAATCGTTAAAAGAGCATGGGATAATATAAATGGCAAAAAAAGAATTAATACAAAATCCACAAAGGTACTCTAAAACCGCAGATAATTGGGTGATATCGGCTTCTCCGAATATCGCACCCCTTCTCTTACCTATTGGTGTAGAGATAGAGAATCTTAAACCCCTTTTGGTTGCGGATGGAATTATAGTAAGGGTTAAAACAATTGATCCCGTTTCGGACGTGTACCTAATCTCTCCCCAAACCCTACAGGATATAAGGGATTCAAATCATCCCCACTATTCATCAGCAGACAACGGTAAGGTTCTGGGTGCTCAAATAGGTAAAACGATTCCTATTGTATCTATTGATGTTACTAAATTAGAAGATATAGCAGGGGCACAGGACGAAGGTAATCGTAAAGCAGGGGTAAAGGAAGCACTATACATATTTGAGGGTGATACTATTGAGGGTTTACCTGTAGGGTTAGTAAAACAAATTAACTGGACCTTACTTTCGGATTTTCCAAAGCCATCCGATACATTCCAAGTATGGGATTTGGACCTGAAGGCAGATTACTCCATCGATGCTCTCATTATCGAAACTTCTCAATTGGGCGGTAAGATAGATACGGAAAAACTACAAAAATTAATTGAGGGTGTCAACGAAAGGTTAAAAGGCCTCCGTTCCGATTTCAATATGATTGTAGATGTGTACGAAAACGGAAAGCAACCGGCCGCATTAGGGTATTCCGAAATAACAAAGGTAGCACTCCCTCCTACGGAAACGGGCACTACCGAAGATGACGTTAAAACACAAGTCGTTATTAAATACTCCGAGTTAGGAGAGATTCTTCCAACACCACTCACTACGGGTGGATAAACTGTATGGTATGAGATTGATACATTGGCTATATAACTTTTTTGCTTCTCTACTAATCGTTCCAATTCTTGCCCTGGTCTCCATTTGTGTCGGTTTGGGAATGGGTGTAGGGTTTTTCATATGGTGGGTAAAAAGATATGGTATACGCAATAAGTGTTGCTGTGGCGGCAAGTGAAAGGATACTATCAAATCCTAATCCAAAAAATTTCTTCTAAAAACGACCCCCTTCCCCCCGCCCCTTCGGATATTTTTTATATTTATATCCGTAAGTACCCTCCCCTATAATTGGTTATGTAATTCAACACAATAAATAACCAATAAGATGAAAAACTTAATTCTTCCCGTTTTGGGAGTTCTTACTCTATTCATTGCTACATGCAAAAGAGAAACCTATCCAGTTAAAACAATTAGACCTGAAGTTTGTGATTTCGGTCCTATAAACTCTAATGAATTTCAAAACCGTGAGGAATTTGAGATGGCAAGAGTTGGTAGTGGACCTCGTCCAAAAGATTCAGATAGAGATGGTATTTTAGATACACAAGATAATTGTCCTAAAACTAAAAATCCGGATCAAAAAGATTCAGATGGTGATGGTATAGGTGATGTATGTGACCCATATCCATACGGAAATGAACCAACCGTTTCTTCTGTTATCCTATTGGATTTTGATGGATACTATGTTAATAGTCCGATGTGGAATAGTGGTGTACCAAAACAGGTATTACCAAGTGGATTATACCCTGCGGATATACAAACTATATTGGATAGTGTAAGTAAAGATTTTTCCAGATTCAATATTATCGTAACAACTGATGAGAATGTTTACTTAAATTCAAATCGTTTGAAAAGAATGAGAGTGGTAGTAACAACATCAAGTGAAATATATCCAGGTGTTGCCGGTATTGCTTATGTAGGTTCTATGTTTTGGGGAGATGATACACCATGTTTTGTTTTCTCAAATACAATGTCATACAATGCATTGAGAATAAGAGTTGCGACATCACACGAGTCCGGCCATACTGTCGGATTGTATCACCAATCACAATACGATACAAATTGTAATCTTTTATATACATACAAACCATGTGATTATACAACGAATAGTGGACCTATAATGGGTTCGATTGGTTCTAATTGTAGAGCAATGTGGTGGAACGGACCTACACCAAATGGATGTACATATATACAAAACGATACATTGGTTCTAAAAACGAATTTAGGTGTTAGGTAAACTTTTTCGTTTAGGAACAAATACTTATAGGAAGTAAGTAAATTGTACCTAATGAAAAAAGTTTATCTAATACTGTTATGTTTATCATTAACAGGTTTTAATGCATTCTCTCAAGAAAAGTGGAGAGCTCTAACATTCAATTCCGTAAGCGGAACGGATTTTAAAGGACAGAAGTTTAATCAGATTACATCCGGTCTACACTATGACTTGAAAAATCGTATGTACATTTCCAATTGGAATGGTATTCAGTTTAACTATGGAAAACAAAAAAGTAGTTGGTTTAGTTCACAAACAACAATCAATAGTTATATTGGTAAGTGGACATTTGGTGTAGGAGTTCAATACGGAATGGTATCTATTCCAAATTTTACTCCATACTTTTCGAACAATACTACATGGTTTATATCAACGGCATCGTACAGATTTAAATTGAAATAAGTATGGATGCGTTGTTACAAAACATAACATACCTTGCAGCCGGTATGTATATATTCTATTCTCTTATTATATTAGGTGTATACTTTATCACATCTATTAGATTGTGGTTTACATATAAAAAATCTGAAATCATAAATGGTTCCGATTATAAACCAATGGTATCTATAATAGTACCAGCATACAATGAAGAAGTATCTGTTGTGGAATGTATTCGTTCTCTTTGTTTGCAAGATTATCCAAACAGAGAAATAATAATTGTAAATGATGGTTCTACGGATAATACACTACAGGAAATAGTTGATACATTCAATCTGCGTGAGGTTGGAAATATTCATAGAGGATGGGATATAAAGGTAGTAACTACCGAAAATAGAGGTAAATGGTCAGCTCTAAACACCGGCCTTAAATTTGCTGAAGGTGAGTGGGTATTAAATGTAGATGCAGATACTATATTAGTTTCTAATGCAATAAGTAGAACTGTCGAATTATTAAGACCCGATACCGATGCCATATCATGTTTTATTGGTGTAGTTAATCAAAATAAGATTGAAGATGGGAATATTACAACAAATAGAATTCCAAAAAATTGGTTAGCAAGAATACAATGGTTAGAATACATACGATGTTTTCTATTATGGAGAACTGCAAACGATAAACACAATGCAACATTGGTTTTGCCCGGCGCGTATTCATTTATGAAACGTGATTTAGTTTTGGAACTGGGTGGATATAAAGAAGGATTTTTAAGTGAAGATATGGAACTGACAATGAATATAATTAAGAATGGTGGAAAGATACAATTCATATCCGAATTTTTAGCATGGACAGAAGTGCCCGAAAACCTTCGTGATTTAACAAAACAAAGATTGAGATGGTACAGAGGAGGTTTACAGAATCTAATAAAATATTGGAGAATGTTATTTAGTAGAAAACGTAGTAAGTTTGTTGGATTCTATATGTTACCTTTTTTATGGTTTGCTGATGTGTTTGGTATATGGGTTGAATTATTTGGATTACTACAATTATTTATTTATTACTATATGGGTATTCCGATTGAATGGAATTTAGTATGGTTATCGGTTATGATAATAGTATCCTTATACTACCTATCAATGCTTTCTTTGGTGTGGTTTGCGAAACGTAAAATATTCAACGGAAAACATATAGGATTAATCAGAATTATACCTGTGATATTATTAGAACCAATATCATACCATTTTATAAATCTGTATTGGATGTTGCATTCCCATACAAATCAATACTTAAATAGAGCTAAAAATTGGAATAAATTTAAACGTAAAGGATTTTAAAATTTATAATAATTATTTGTATAAGCAATAAGTTATGAATATTAAAGTACTCGATAAAATAGAGAGTGGCTACGTTAAATTAGACTGGAAGGACCATATACATAAAGTATCTGTTAAAGATTTAGAAAAGATACTAGATACCATCGATAATTTCAAAGGAAACAAATCAGTGAAGGAAATAATTCTATTTAGATTCAAAAAAATCAAAGCATATGTTACTATAAAAAGGGATGAATACAAACCCCTAATGAACTATATTTATAGTAAGTTTATAGAATTAGAAATGTATGAAAATTGTAAAAAAACTCTACTTATACTAAACAAATTAAAATAAATGAGAGCAGTAATATTAGGAACGGATTTTGTAAAAGATACCGATGGTTCTTTCAAAACAATTGAAACAAATACCAACGTAGGACTTCAAGTTGATGCAACAAAATACTTTAATATAAATGAATTTGATACATTTCTAACGGAAAATAATCTAAATGAAGTAGTTGTTGTATACAACTTATCAAATATGCAAATAAATAGAGTTACTACAGAATTACAAGAAAATAATCCAACTTATTCCAAATCTGATAAAGTTTTTTATCAACTATTAAAAGAATATTATAGTGGGAGTTCTGTATCAATTTCCCAACAAGTTGTAAATGATACATCGGTAACTATCCCAAATGTCACAGACTCACCAAATAAGTTGATATTAAGAGTTGCATATGATACAACATCTTTAATAGATGATGTATATGCAAGAGATAACTGGGAGTTTTTAAAATTAATGAACGATAGTAATCCGAATTCAATTCCTAAAACCTACATCGATGATGTAGAATTGGGGTTTGATAGTATAGGTAATACATTGAGAGATAATGGAAATCATCCAAATTACTGTATTAAAAAAAGAATAACACCAACAAACAATAATTTATATCCGAAGTTACTCAAAATAACATCTGTTGAACAATTGCAAACTATAAAACAAAATTTAGATGCAGATGAGTATTTACAAGAATACATTTTTAATGGTAATGATTTACTTTATAACAAAACAAAAGTTTATAGAAGCATTGATTTAGTATATGGTGGTGCACTGGATGTATTGAATTTGTGGGTAATGGAACATACTAATATATTGGATACAATTACAATTCCCGATTATGATGATAATAACTCTGTTCAAATTTGGGATAGAAATAGATATGTTACAAAATATAATTCCAAAACAAATGATATTGCAGTGAAATTGTCTGCGGATGAAGGTACAAAAATTTTAGATATAAATGGTAATATTATCCTTGCAGAAAATTTAGCAATAAGTGATTTAGTAAAAACAATTGATTTTCCAAATATACAATACGATATTCCTGAATTTACTGCATTAGAATGGACCGGTAGTGTATCTGATATTCTTAATCAATCATACACTACATCATCAACGGTTCAGAGTATTATCCAATCATCGTATTTTGGTGAAATAGTAGAAATAGAATTAAATAATGGATCAACGTTTTCCGATGTACCACACGCATTGATATTAATGGAAGTTGATGAATCAGGATCAAACTTTGCACAATTTTGCTCCTATGATAGTTTAAAAACTGGATCAAATGTATTTGTTTGGGATACACAAACCAATCAGATGATTACTACATCAATAGTAAATAAATACTATTCATATCAGCAACTGAATGCATATACAATAAACTTAAACGATTTTGATTTATTTTTAACATTGGAAGAAAGTAGTACAAATAGATATGGATTAGTTACGCATAATTTTGATTTTGATTGTATTGCTTATACCTGTCCAGGATATAGTACAGCACAATACCTACCAGCAAATACTTGTTATGATTGTGCTACCGGAACATTTGGTGGAACTCCACCAGCAAGTGGATTAAACCGACCTGCTAATAGTTGTTCATCTGTAGGAGAATGTTGTAGAGTGGGTGGTCAATATATTGGACAAAATCCGGGCACATATCAGTGTCAATATTGGGGAGCATGGGGTTGTGCGGTTGGTAATACGATTGTTGAAACCGGAGGATATTGCAATCAAAGTAAACCATCTGATGTTGGTCTAAAAACAAATATCAATTATTTGGATGTTACTACAGATGGATTAAAACTATATTCATTCGAATACAAAGATAAAATTAAAACTTTATGGAAAGATGAGACAAACGAAAGTTTGGATGGAGTGTGGATTGGAGTTATGGCTCAAGATTTAATTGGCACAAAATATGAATCGGCCCTTTGGAAACATAAAGAAGGATTTTATGTTATAGATTATACAAAATTACCAAATATACAAAAAATATAAATTTATAATAATATGGCGACTGAAAATAATAAAAATATAAAATATTCATCAAAACAAAGTGTAAACCCCGTTAGAAAAAAGGTAACAGATACTACACAAATTAATTTGATAAAAAATATATTCAATCAATTTATAAATGCCGTAAAAGTTAAACATTTATAATAAGAATAAAAATTAGTTATATGGATATTGGTTTTAAAAAGATAGTGGGTTCTTTATTAAAAGACCCTACAAAAATAGTTACCATTGCAGATGCATGGATTACCGCTGCAACCCCGACGGAAGAACAAAAAAAATTAGCAGAAGCTAGATGGAATATTTGCAGACAGTGCCCGGAGTTTAGAGAAAAACGGGATGTGATTGGTGATCCTTATTGTAACGATTGTGGATGTCCTCTTAAAAAGAAAATATTTACAAAAACTTACAATGAATGTCCTTTAAAAAAGTGGGAAGAGGTGGATAATATATTTTGGAAAGATACACAAAAGATAAAAAAATCTATTTTATAAATGTTACAAAAAATATATGTACACCACTATTATTCGATATCATTATTTTATAAATTAGCCCACAATACAACTGAACGAGTATATTCCCTAAATAATGACATCGGAAGTGTTTTCTGTTTATATAATGGAAAAAAATTTGAATTTATTTTTAATCCTGAATTAAACGATAATAATGATGGAATCCATCTTATTGATTTTTTATCAATAAATTATCAATTATATAAAAATGCAGAATATTCCGAAATAGACTGTGTGAATTTTCAAAAAGATCAAACAGCACATAGGGCCGGTGGTCCTTTTGGTACGAATGATATTCCAATAATGAAATGGATTGCAGACAAATTGCAAAATAAAAAAAAATGGATAATATTACTATTGAGGACCGAAAAATCGTTTATAAAATACGATTGGCCTCAATATTATCAAATAATGGATTTGGAAAATCAAATAGCAAGATGTAAGAACCATTACATAGTATCTGATAATCTTTTTTTAAATGATACCGTTGAATCTAACTATCCAAATCATTATTTTGTATTAACAAATACAATACATCAATGGAATGAACTACTATCAATACGATGGTATTATGAGTTCAAAAATATTTACGAAAAATTAAATCCTCCATATGATTTATGCTTCTCAATGCGTTATCATAAAAAAAATAGAACGGCTTTGATAAAAGAATTGGCAAATTTAAAAAATAATCGTATCTTCTTATCAAGAACAGACAACTGTAAAAATAAAGAATTTTATAAAGAAGAAATTGATTTAAAAAAATTTAAAAATATAAATTTAAACGAATGGGAAGGTAGAGATTTTGCTGATATCAGCTGGGTTGAAAACGTAGAACATTATTTAGATTATATTATGAGAATATTACCAATGTCTAAATTACATATACTTTCAGAAACTTGGGATTGGTTTGATGGTGAACTTACATCAAATTATTTATCAGAAAAAACGTATGGATTAATTTTAGCTAAAATACCATTCATATCTACGCACACATATCCACTAAAAATTGTTGAAAAAGCTTTGGGTGTCGAACAACACCCATTCTACAAAGAAATATCCGAATGTGGAGTTGATGTAAAAAAATTTGTAAATTTTGTAAAAAAATTTTTAGATAATTTTGATGAAAATCATAAATTGTGCGAAAATTGGAGTAATGAATGTCATACTCAACTTACCAATAAAATTAATAGTGAAAATTCTTTATTAGATATTATTCTAAATGATTTTAAAAAAAATAATAAAATTTTTAAAAAAAATATAATCTAATGTTAATTGATAATAAGTTTTTTTATATTCCATTACCAAGATGCGCATCAACTTCTTTTTTTGCAACTTGTGTTAAAGAAAATATAAAAATAGAAACCGTAAGAGATTGGCTTAGTGTGGATACGCAAATAAAAAAATTTAATATAGATATAAACAATCTAAACTACGATACGTTTCCACAACAATTCAGACATGCACATGAACCATTAAATCTTATGATTGAAAAATTTGGAAACCATGAAACAATATCTGTAAAAAGAAACAAATACGATAGATTTATATCGACTTGGAATCATATTTTGCATGAAATGCATTTACACGAACACCCATATATTTTTAGAAAATGTTTATCTCTTAAATTGGATGATATACTGTTTTATAAATCAGAAAATATTGTTGATAGTAGCTCAACTCAAAATACAATAAATGAATTCATATCTAGAAATTCTTTAGAAAAAATTGGAGAGTATGGTATAAATATGATTATGATATTACTGAAGCCGGCATCCGATTATCATCATCATAATAAAGATATAATTTGGTTTGATTTTGAAAAATTATGGGAGTTAGAAAATTGGGTATCTAATAAATTAAATCGTAACTTCAAACTACTTAAAATAAATTCTAGTAGCCACTACTCCGGTTGCCTAAAATTAGATGCCAATTTTATGAATAAATATGATTCTATATATGAGGTATATGATGTACCTAAAACACAAAAAAGTTTAATATAATGTTATGAAAAGAGTAGAATTGAATGGAACATACGGATACGAAAATTTTATATCAGATGAAGAACAAAACTTTTTATTAAATTGGGTTTCAAAAAATGAAAGTTTATTTCATATTAACCAAACAGGAAGTGATACCGTAAATGCTCCATATGGATCTAGAAAAATGTGTATCTTATCTAATTTTAAAAATGCACCTATTGAATTGGTAACCAATATAAAAAATAGAATAATAGATATTGAAAATATCGGTGAATGGATTGAAGAACCATATTTTAAAGATGCTATTGGAATAAATGGGGAAGGTGGAGCAATACATACACATTCTGATCCAAATATAGATGGATATACTCACACTCGATACAATGTAATATTATCATATCCAATTGAGGGTGGCCACTCCATATACGATGGCCGGATAAATATTTTAAAAGAAAAAATGGTATGGAAATGCGTTGCTGGCAAAGTAAAGCATGGTAGTACAAATGTAGTGGGGCCAAAACCAAGAATAACATTAACTTTAGGATTTCAGATTAAAGATAAAGCAAAGCAAAAGAAAAGTTTAATATGAAACGGTATGAACTGAACCATACGGAGATTATTAAAGAGCCTGAATTGTATTTTATCCATATATACAACAAAGTTTGGATGGAATCGTATAAAGATACTATTCAACTTTTAATTCATTATTTTAATGATGAATATACGTGGGATGGAATGTTCACATTGAATGATGTTGAGAATCGTATAAAAGAAGGACATAATTTATTTATACTATATGTTGATAAACGAGCAATCGGATATGTTTGGTTCAGAGAAATAGATAAAAATACATGCTTTGGATACAATCTATATGTAACTAAAAAAATTGATAGACCCAAATGGGCCGCAAAGTGGTTTTATAATAAAGTATCTGAAATAATGCTAAAAAATTATAAAAAGATAAAAGTCGAAATAGAAGATTGGAATGGTGTGGTTATTGATATGGTAAAACGTATTGGATATAAAGAAATTTAAATTAAAAAATATGATTATAGTTCCTGAAACACCGATAACAGAAGCAAGTTTTGAAAAATGGAAGTCACACAAAATAGAAGTTACAGATGAAGAAGATAGTTACTTCTATTATATCATTCCACTAATAGATGTGGGTGAAGAAGAAATTATGGATATAGAGTCCGTTCCTGCACTATTTAGTTCTGAATCAGATGAATTTGAAGATGAAAATGGTAATCGTATATTTACAATGCGTTTATTTGATGATGATTTACCTGAATTAACCACAGAAGAGGAAGTTGAAATTCTTTATAATATACTTACTAAAAAAGATTTAATATCCAAATAGTAATGAGAGTATTGATTATTGCACAACCAAGAACAGGAAGTACTATATTTTCAAAATGGTTAAGTAAAGAACTATCTTTATTGTGGTTAGATGAACCGTTCAATAGACAACTAGGAATATGTATAGAACAGTTTTTTAATTCGGATAATATACTTGCAAAAGTAATTTTTGAAGAAAAAAAAGGTGAGTGGTTTTATGACAAGAGAATTAAAAAAAATGATGATATATTATCATTAAATTGGGATTATATATTTGTATTGACGAGATTAAATACAAAAGATCAGGCGATAAGTAAAATTTGGGCTAATGAAAATCAATGCTGGTCTGAAACAAAATATAAAATTGATGAGGAGTGGACAAATAGACGTGATAGAATAATAGAAAAACAAATAATAAAATTTGAAGAAGATAAAAAAATTATTGATTCCATAAATGCATACAAACTAACATATGAAGAAATATATGAATCAAAATCTATTATAAATGATATAAAAAATATTTTTAATATAGATAGTTTTGAACATTTAGATGATTTATCAAAGGAAAATAGATATAGGAAATTCAATGATTATAATGGAGAAGATTTATTTGATAATTTCAAAAAAAAATCTTATATTAGAGTATTATAAAGTTAAACTCTAAAGAATGAAACAAAAAACAGAAGCCGAATTACAGGCAAATTACGAAAAATTTATTGCAGTATTAAAAAAGTATTTTACAGGTAAAAGACTTGAAAAACTACTTCATATGTACTCCGAAAAAGAATTAGGAATAAACCTAACCTTATCACCGGCTTCCGGTGCGGTTCAATACCACAATGCGTATATTGGGGGTTATATTGACCACATTTTCAATGTAACAAAAAATGCTTTGAGAATGAAAGAAATGTTTATATCGGCGGGTGGTAACATAGATTTTACAGATGAAGAATTGGTATTTGCCTGTTTGCATCATGATTTGGGAAAATTGGGGGTTGCAGGTGAGATGCATTACCTACCAAACGATTCAGATTGGGAAATTAAAAAAGGCCATGTATTCAAGAGAAATGATAAAATTTCCTATATGACTCTTACTGATAGAACATTTTTTACTTTGAATGAATATGGGATATCTTACAATGAAAAAGAATATTTTGCTATAAAACTAACCGATGGTATGTATGATGAGGATAATCAGAAATACCTAAAAGGACATGATATTAAAAAGCAATTGAGATACAAACTGCAATTCATTATGCATTGGGCAGACCACATGTCTACTATAATTGAAAGACAAGATGTCAAAATGTAATGACATTATTACATAAAATTTGAATTGGTATAATAATTGAACATAATGTGTATATTATTTAACCAAAAAATTAAAAACTATGTATTACACACATTTTGACAAAATTTTAGACACACTATTTGATGACCAAATTGTTTGGAAAAATCACTCAACAACATTTGTTCCATCCAAATTTGCAGTAGATGTTATTGATGATAGAGCACATATTGCACTATCTGTATTGGGTCATAATCCCGAAAACATTGATATCAACTGCTATGAAGATAGAATTGAAGTAAAGGCAAAAAAGAGTGAAGAAAAGTTACCTTTTAACCAATTAGTAGCCAATATCGATGAGAGAATTACTTTAGGTAAAGATTTAGATGGTAGAAATGCCAAAGCGGAAATTAAAAACGGTATTTTAACAATCGTTGTAGAAAGAAAAGAAGAATCTAAACCTAAAAAAATAAATTTGAAGGTATCTTAATTACGACTTCTTCGATATTTAAGTATTATTTTTAAAATTGTTATGAAAAGAACAATACCTACTGCAATTTTAGCAATTGGATCTTTTGATATAGTATGCAATAGAGGTATTAATTTTTGTATAGATTCTATATAATAATCTATATCTAAAAGTTCATCCATATTAATGGATTGTAGTATGGTTTTCATAAGTATAAATATTTAAATACACAGTTTAAAAGTTGGAAAAATCGGTTATTTTTCGTATAATTGAAGAGGTAAGAATTTTTCTTACCTTTTTCTTTTTTTTTAAAAACATAAAAATAAAATATTTATACCTATGATATACAACGAAAAAATACAAACTTTGTTAGAAGCACTCGATGGCAAATTGAGAATAATTCAAAATGTTGCCGCTGGTGCTCAACAACTAACTCCATCGGAAGTTAATACTACAATTGAGGATGCACGAAAAATAGTAGAACGTGTATCGGAGTTAGTTTCGATTAATAGATAATACTATGAATTGGCTTAAGATTTTAGTCGGATTTTCCGCACTAATTATTGCAGGATGTGCGGCTTATTTTTCAGTAACAGGATTAGGTGTACTATTCGCTGGAGCATCAGTTTCTGTTATGATAATGGCCTCTGCGTTGGAACTTGCAAAATTAGTTGCAGCTACTTATTTGAAACAAAAATGGGATGAAATTAGTGGATTTAACAAATGGTATATTACCATTTCGGTTGGAATTCTTATGCTAATCACATCTGCAGGTATTTTTGGTTATTTATCAAATGCGTTTCAGGCACAATCTCTAAAATTACAAGTAGTAGATAGAGAAATTGCCGTACATGAAACAAAAATTACCGCAAATGAACAAAGGATTATACAATTTACCGAACAAATATCAGTTTTACAGCAAAATTCGGGTAAATTATTAGATAACGGCAAAGTAAACTCTCGTCTTATCCGTTCGGTTGATAACAGAGATAAAGAAATCTCAAAAATTAATGATAAAATCTCTAAATTACAAGAAGAAAATTCATTAGAAACAGAAAAAATCAATGAAATTAAGTTAAAAAATTTAGATTTAGAAAAAGAAGTTGGTGGGTTTCGTTTTGTAGCGGAAGCATTTGGGATGGAATTAAAAAATGTAGTAAAATTCTTCATATTTTTAATTGTAATTGTATTTGACCCACTTGCCGTTGCGTTAATTATCGCTTTCAACGGATTACTTTCTGATGGGAAAAGACGAAGAAGGGAGATTTTAACAGAAATGATGGAAAATGACGAAAAATTGGGGTTATATGAAATCTATGGTGATAAAAAAGAAGATATAGTGGAAAATATTTCACAAAATACAGAAGATAGTGGAAAAAATTCTACAAAAGAAGAAGAAACGCAATCTATATTGGAAAATAATTTAAGAATACCAATAGATTTGGATGGTGACGGAAACGTAGATGGATATGATACTGATGGTGATGGGTTGATTGATGAATTTACTCCAAAAACTGCTGCCAGAGCAAGAGAGATTAAGAATAAGTTACCATACTATGCAAGACCGGGATTTGATTGGTCCGATAAAACACAATGGATAAATGACCAAAACGCAGTTAATTACTGGCTAAAATATAAAAAGTCCCAAGAGGATGATTTAGTTAAAATTTACTAAAATTTGGTATTTTAGATTATTTTTCTTATATTAGTACCTATGAATATAGGATATGCATGTATTAATATGACAATGGGTAAGCACGTAACAACAAATCGTGCAATGGTTAAAAAAACCTTCAATACCAAAGGATTGGATTATGTTTCCGAACTTGCACTTAAAAATTCGGCAGACATTATTAAGATTTTAGAATGGAATAGATTAAATGGTATCTATTTCTTCCGATTATCTTCTGCAATCATTCCGTGGGGTGACCATATTGATTTAACCCAACTTAAAGATTACAAACAAATTAAGAGAGAACTCAAAAAAGCAGGTGATTTTGCTAAATTTCACAATATGCGTATTAATTCGCATCCTGGTCCTTTTTGTGTACTTACTTCACCAAATGAAACCGTTGTAAACAATACAATAGCAGATTTGGAACTACATGGTAAGATATTTGATATGATGGGGTTATCTAAAACACCATACAATAACATTAATATTCATTGTAATGGGGTTTATGGAGATAAAAAGAGTGCAATGGATAGATTCATCACCAACTTCAATAAGTGTTCTAATTCGGTTAAAACGAGGCTTACAATTGAGAATGATGATAAAGGTTCTATGTACTCCGTTAAGGATTTGATGTACATTTACGAAAGAACAGGTATCCCCATTGTATTCGATTACCATCATCATCAGTTTTGTACAGGTGACCTTTCAGAAGAACAGGCATTAAAGTTAGCAGCAACAACCTGGCCTGAAGGAATCACGCAGGAAGTACATTATTCAGAATCAAAAGCTTTGCATGAGAATGATAGCAAACAAAAACCACAAGCACACTCCGATTATATTAATGTTCTCCCCAATACATACGGATTAGATTTGGATATTATGGTTGAAGCAAAAGCAAAAGAATTAGCAATACTACCATTCATAGGTAAACAAAATATGTGTGAATATAGTGGATTAAAATCAGTAGAATCATACGTTTAATTATTTAAAATTTATATATGAAAAATTATTTTGATTATTGGTATAAAAGAACCATAAAAGATGGGTTGAAAGCAATCAAATTAGTAATAGGGTTGGGATTAGCAGTATCTTTTGGGTATTCCGTTAATTTGCCAATTGGTATTATGTTTTTTGGATGGGTATTGATTGAATCTCTTATAGAAAAAAATTAATTATGAAAAAATACGCATTATATATTGGAAGATGGCAGAATTGGCACAAAGGACATGAGTGGTTAATCCGCCAACAAATGGATAAAGGAAAGAATGTTTGGGTTGCAATTAGAGATGTGCAGGTGGATGAAAATAATCCAAAATCTGCTCAAGAAGTTTTAATTATGTTACAAAATGAACCATTCTTTCAGAGTAATTGGGACAAACTATTTGTATCAATCATTCCTGATGTTGAAAGTGTAAACTATGGTAGAGGTGTAGGTTATGATGTTATCTATCACGAACCACCAACTGAAATTGCTGAAATAAGTGGAACTAAAATTAGAAAGGGAGTTATAGATAATAACGGAAATAGTATAGATGTTTTATGATTATAGTAGAAGAAAATTTTAATTTACTAGATTCGATTGAAAAAGATTCTATAAAAGAAAAATGTGATAATTTTATGATATCACAATCTCCAAATATGAATGGAGAAATGAAAAACTACTACAATAGGTTTACATTGAATCCGAATGCCAACGATTTAAAATCTATAAGTCAAAAAATATTATCCTATACAAAGGAAAAAATAAGATTATATTCATCCGATATGAGAGGGTGTGATATTCAAAATACAAAATCTATTTCTATAAATAGAATAGATACTACATCAAATACCAATGATGGGTATCATTATGATGATTCAGATGTAACGTTTATTTTGTATTTAAATGATGAATTTGAAGGCGGTGAGTTTGAATATATTGATAACAAAAATAGTGTAAAAAAAATAAAACCTAAAAAAAATATGATTATCATTTCCAACGATAAAGTAAGTCATAGAGTTCTTCCCGTAGTAAGTGGTATTAGGTATAGTTTAATTTATTTTTTTGATATTATAAAGAAAAAAGACAAAACACTAATATAATGCCTTTAGTTAAAAGACATATAGCAAAAAGTATAAGTTATAGGTTTATAGGAACTATAACTACAATTATTCTTACCACAGTTGCCGGCCTTCCAATAAAGTGGGCAGGAATGGTGGGATTGGGAGAGTTAGTAATCAAACCAATAATATACTTTCTACATGAGAGGATTTGGTATAAATTTATAAAATACGGATTAAAAAAAGAAAAATGAAATTAGTAACTGAAAAAAACAAAAACGGATTTGAAACAAATGAATTCAGGGAGTACTTAAAAACTCCATGTCCAAAAACAGAAATGACACAAGATGAAGTTGATATGCTTCGGGATACATTATCAATGGGATTATCAACTTACCCAGGTTTAGGGATATCCGCAACTCAATTGGGTATTAAAAAAAGAGCATGCCTAATAAGATTTGGTGATGAAGAATTATTTTTAGTAAACCCAATAATAAAAGAAAAATCTAAAGAAGGGTTTCTTTTTTATGAAGGATGTTTATCAATACCAAGAACAATTGAAAAACCAATTCGTACAATAAGAGCTTGTAAAGTAGTTATTGATACTGATAATCTTGGAGAATTGACATTTGAAATAAATCCAGATGGTGATAAGGCAGGTGAACAAATTTCAAAAGAAACAATGATGACTGTTATTGTTCAGCATGAAATTGATCATTTGGATGGATTTACAATTAGAGATAGGGTTTATAGTACCACATTGGTTAAATCAGAAAACTATGGTAGAAACGATAGAGTTGTAATGAAATCCCCCGATGGTGATATGGTTGAAGTTAAGTATAAAAAGGCAAATGATTATTTTTTAAAGGGGTATGAAATAGTTTAATTATGGAAATTATAATAATATTTTTATTTGTAGTTTTAGTAGTTGCCGGATGGGCAGTTATTAACTTATTAAGAAAGTTAGAAAAATACGAAGATGAATTTGAGGATTATCAAAAATTTATCGAAACAGAAACTCAAAAAAATGAAGCATTACTGGAGGCATTAAGGCAAATAGATCAACGCCAAATGTTTGAGAAGGATGATGATGTTGGTTCTATATTTTATCAAATAAAAGAAACTATTGAAAGATTCAAAAAACGTTAAAAATGCCCAGAAAACCAAAAAATAAACAATACTTTACAAAAGATACGGAAGATGCTATAATTGAGTATAATCTAACCGAAGATAAACTTATAAAAGATAAAATATATAGAGAAAGAATTAA